CGTGTTTTTTTATATCTACAGTAAATAGATTACCAACACCCTATTCTAGAAAAGGAAAATCAAAAAATGGCAACTAAATTTGAAAAGTTAATCGAATACGTGATTAACGATGAAGAACAAAAAGCTCGTGACTTATTTCACGAAATCGTAGTAGAAAAATCCCGCGGTATCTATGAAAACTTAATGGCTAACGAAGCTAAAGAGGAAGAAATGGAAGAATCCAAAGAGGAAGAAGAAGAGTCTATTGAAGAAGGTTTAATGGGCGAAGACGACGCTATGGAAGGTATGGGCGGCGATCAAGCTGACGAACTTTTAAAAGACGTAGCTTATGAAGAAGAAGGTATGTCAGAAGAAGAAGAAATGCCAATGGGCGACGAAGAACCATTAGATGACATGGGCGGTGAAATGCCAATGGGCGACGAAATGGGCCACGACATGGGCGACGAAGCTGAAGAGCACGAAGAAATTGAAAACACTGTTATGAATATTGACAGTAAACTTGACGAACTTTTAGCTAAGTTTGAAGAAGTTATTGGTCACGAAGGCGGTGAAGAAGAAGAAGCTGGCGAAGAGGAAGAAGAATCTAATCCTTTCGGCGGTGAGGAAGAAGAGGAAGAAGAAGTTGCAGAATCATTAGCAGAAAACGTACAACTACAAAAAGTAGCTGTAGATGCTAAAAATCCTAAACTAGCTGGCACAAGCGCAGGCGGCGACAAGTTAAACATTAACAATAAATCAGTTGATGCATCAAACGCAGGCAAAGGTGTTACAGGTGCTGTAGCTCAACCAGTTAAAACTAAAGGTGCTGATGTGAACCCAGATGGTAAACAATATAAAGCTCCTGGTGCAATTGGTAATCTTCCAGACGCAGGCAAGTTTAAAAACGTTCCAGCTAAAACAGGTAATGCAAAATTAGGCTCTACACCTCAAGCAGGTAAAGGCGACAAATTTGTAGGTACAGGTTCAAACAGCGGATCTGCAAAAGAAAATAACAAGAGCCCATTAAAAGGCATCAAAGGATAGTTAGATGAAAATACAACGTCACTTACAAGAGGTTCTCAGCTACGATGCAGCTAAAATCGTAGTTGAAAGCCGCGAAGAAGAAAACGGTAAAGGTCCTTCTACTTACATGGAAGGTATCTTTATCCAGGGTGACGTCAAAAACGCAAACGGAAGAGTTTATCCAGTACAACAAATCCGCTCAGCAGTTGATCAGTTAAATGAGCAAATTACCAGCGGATTTAGTGTTTGCGGAGAAGTCGACCATCCTGAAGATTTAAAGATCAATTTAGACAGAGTTAGCCACATGATTACAAAAATGTGGATGGACGGTCCAAATGGATTTGGAAAGTTAAAGTTATTACCAACACCAATGGGTAAACTAGTAGATACTATGTTACAAAGCGGTGTTAAATTAGGGGTTTCGAGTAGAGGCAGCGGTAACGTTGATGACTCTACCGGACGTGTCAGTGACTTTGAAATAGTCACTGTCGATATTGTTGCCCAACCAAGCGCACCAAATGCTTATCCTAAGACTGTGTACGAATCACTCATGAATATGAGATACGGACATAGACTACACGATATGGCACGCGACAGCTTAGTGGACAGCAAAGTACAGAAACACTTGAAGAACGAAATAATTAAGTTCATCAAGGATCTGAAGATTTAGGAGAATCATATGCTAGATGCAATCAAACCATTGCTCGATAGCCAACTGATCAATGAAGAAACAGGTACAGCGATAAACGAAGCGTTTGAAGCTAAGCTTGTTGAAGCACGTGAACAGATGAAAGCAGAACTCCGTGAGGAATTCGCTCAACGCTATGAACATGATAAAACAACAATGGTTGAAGCCCTAGATCGAATGGTAACAGAAGGCCTAACGACAGAGATCGCTGAGTTCCAAGAAGAACGCAGAGCTCTCAACGAAGACCGCGTTAAATTCCACAAAAAGATGACTGAGTCAGCTGTAAAGTTTAACGACTTTATGGTTACTAAGTTAGCTGAGGAAATTGGCGAACTTCGTAAAGATCGCAAATCTCAAGTAGCTAATCAAGCTAAACTTGAGCGTTTCGTTCTTGAGTCATTAGCTAGAGAACTTACAGAATTTGCTACAGACAAGAAAGACGTTATCGCAACGAAAGTCAAGTTAGTAGCAGAAGCACGTAAAGAACTAGAAGCTATCAAAGCAAAATTCGTAACAGAATCAGCTAAGAAGCTTGGCTCTAAAGTTGCTGAACATCTAAAATCTGAACTACATCAGCTTAAAGAAGACGTTAAAGTTGCTCGTGAGAATAACTTTGGTCGTCGTATTTTTGAAGCTTATGCTGCTGAATTTGCTGGAACTCACTTAAATGAGAACCAAGAAGTTCGCAAGCTTAAATCAGAAATCGCTGATAAAGAACAGAAACTGGCTGAAGCCGTAAAACACAACCAAGACACAAAAGTCTTAGTTGAAACCAAGGAACGTGAAATACGTATTATTAAAGAATCCAACGAACGTAGTAAAACAATGGATGACCTTCTTGCTCCTCTCAATGAAGAAAAAGCAGAAGTGATGCGTAATTTACTCGAAAGCGTGCAAACACCTCGTCTAAAAGGCGCTTTTGAAAAATATCTACCAGCAGTGCTCGCTAATGGCGCAAAAGTTTCCGAAAAGAAACTTATCGTTGAAAGCGTAGTTACTGGTGATAAAACTGCCGTCAAAACCCAAGCCGCAGACACTAGTGAAACATCTAATGTTATTGAGCTCAAGAGACTGGCAGGGCTTTAAACAACGACATTTAATAGGAGAAAAATATGTCACAAGAACTATTAGAAAACCGTTGGGACGAGACCAAAGAAGCCCTACTAGAAGGTCTTCAAGGCTCACGTCGCAACACAATGGGTGTAATTCTCGAAAATACTAAAAAGTATTTGAAAGAATCTACAGCAGGTACAACAACATCAGGTAACATCGCTACACTTAACCGAGTCATTCTTCCAGTGATTCGACGTGTAATGCCAACAGTTATTGCTAACGAGTTGGTAGGTGTTCAACCTATGACAGGTCCTGTAGGCCAAATCCACACATTACGTGTGCGTTATGCAGAAAGCATGACTGACACTTCATTAGCTCAAACTTCTGTTACAGCTGGTGAAGAAGCTTTAAGTCCATTCAAAATCGCTCAAGCGTATTCAAATGGTACTGAAGCGTCAACAAGCTCAAACACATACACTGGTGCTAATACAAGCGCTTTAGAAGGTGACGGCGGTCGTAAGATTTCCATCCAAATTCTAAAACAAGCTGTTGAAGCTAAGACACGTAAGTTACAAGCTCGTTGGACTTTTGAATCAGCACAAGATGCACAAGCTATGCACGGTATTGATGTTGAAGCAGAAATTATGGCTGCTTTAGCACAAGAAATCACAGCTGAAATTGACCAAGAAATTCTCTTGTCATTATCATCTTTAGCTGCTACAGAGTACACATACAACCAAGCTACTGTTTCAGGTACTGCTACATTCGTTGGTGACGAACACGCTGCTTTAGCTGTTCTTATCAACAGAACTGCTAACTTGATCGCACAACGTACACGTCGTGGTGCAGGTAACTGGTGTGTAGTATCTCCAGCTTGCTTAACTGTTTTACAATCAGCAACAACTTCAGCGTTCGCAAGAACAACAGAAGGTACATTTGAAGCTCCAACAAATACTAAATTTGTTGGTACATTAAACTCTTCAATGAGAGTTTATGTAAACTCATACTGGAATGATTCAAATTCAGTATTAGTTGGTTACAAAGGTGCTTCAGAAGCTGACGCTGCAGCGTTCTACTGCCCATACATTCCTTTAATGTCAAGCGGTGTTGTACTTGATCCAAGTACTTTCGAACCAGTAGTTTCATTTATGACTCGCTATGGTTATATCGAGTTAACAAATACAGCATCATCTTTTGGTAATGCTGGTGACTATCTTGGTGAGATCGCTGTTACTAACCTCGCATTCAGTTAATTCTGTTACGAGTTTAGCAATAAACCAAAACAACAAACCCCAGCAATGGGGTTTTTTGTTGGCTAAATATTCTTGTGCGGTAGTCAAGCGATCTAATTCAAGGACGTCCAACTTGACGACTTT